ACAAGTCCGCGCTGACCGAAGCCGCGCATGGGCACGGACTGGCGCGCGTCGTGAAGGCGCTGGAAAGCGCGGGGGCTCTCGCCAAGCACGACACCGACCGGGACAGCCGCAGGACCAAGAAATACCGCCTGCCTGCCGGTGGGTCTGCCCGCCTGTATGTGATCGACCCTGAAGCCACGGACAGTGAAGGCGGTGGCCTATGACCGTCATCACCATCCAACGCCAATGCCCGAATCCACAGGAACCTAAAAACGTGGGGAACAGGGGGAACGGGGGAACAGCCAGCAAATACGCGGCCTGTAGCCGTTCCCCCTTATTAAAGTGTTGGGGAACAGGGGGAACACAACCATGTTTTTGAATATAAGTGCCTGTGCCCTTCCTGATGTTTGGTTATCACTGTTCCCCCGTTTTTCGGGTGGGGAACACGTACCCCCGCTGGAGGCCCTGGAAACACTGGGTGTTCCCCGCGTTCCCCCGTTCCCCCGATTTTTTTTCACAGAGACATTTGGGCGTTACGGAAATCAGGGCGAGGTGACGCCATGAGTCTCCTCGGCGACCTGCTCAATCACATGCCGCCGAACGTTGCTGGCGCTGGCAAACCATCCACGGCGAAACGCGCCACGGATTGTCCACGCCTGGTGCTGGTCGAGCCTGCGCCATTGCCGTCCAGCCCCTACGCCAACGCCGCCAGCGCCACGCCTGAATGGCGCCAGGCCCGCGACCAGTACATAGGCCACGTTATGACCTGCCAAGGCTGCTATGCGCCTGGTAATCGCCATTGCCTGGTCGGAACCGAGTTGCGCGCTATCTACGACAACACGCCCATGGAGACCCGCCCATGACAACCACACCGACCATGCGCCTGTGCGATATCGCTCTGAAACCCGGTATCAGCGCCAGCACGCAATTCATCACCACCCGACGCATCTGCCGCAACATCAGCCGCAATCTCGATGCGATCCAGGCCGAGCGACGTGCCATGCGCCGCCAGGCGGGCAAGCTGAAAGCATTCCTGCCCTTCACCCATCAGGCCATTGCCGATCTGGAGGAGCAGGCGCAGACGCACCGATCGGTTGAGCGCGCTAAGGCGCTGGTGGCGCTGGCCGGGTTTGGCCGGTCGCTGCTGCTCGACCAAGGCGGGCTGGCTCAAGCCCTGGGGTTCGGCAACCTGTGCGACTTGTTGAGCGTGAACACCGTGGAGCGCGAGCAGGCTAGGCGGGATGGCATAACTAGCCTGAACGACCTGGTGTTCACCCATGCGCTGGAGGAAAGCGCAGAGCGCCGAGGGCAAGACTGGAATGACGCGCCGCTGTTCAACGCCTGCCACGCGGCCATGGCGGACTTCATCAGGGATTGTCCGGATGGCGTATTGCCTGACCCGTTCGCACCTGGGTCGGCATTCGGGCCTAAGCTGCCGCCCAAGCTGAGGGTTGTGTAAGCCATGGCCATGCTGAAACAGGCCGATTCAGCCGAAAAAATGAGACACCGGGTTTCAGACGAGCAACGGCGCCTGGTGCTGGACCTGCGCCGCCGTCACTCGCTGCGTGAGGTGGCCGAGATTACCGGCCTGCCGCTGGGAACGGTGAAGACCCTGGTTTCACGCTCCGGGGCGTTCCGCGACAACGAGCAGCACCGCGCCTTGTTCACCCTGCCGCCGATCAGCGCCAGTACCGAGACCCTGCCGAGCGTGCTCGAGCTGCCGGCGCAGGAGGTGGTCACCGGTGATAAGGAGGTGGATGCGGTGCTGTGGCTGCGCTCGATCATCGGCACTGGTCAGAGCGTTCTGATTGAGCGAGCCATGGAGGGCGCCAAGAAGATCAGGACGCCGCTCGATGTGCTGGAGAAGCGCTACACGGCTCACCTGATGGCTGCCAACCCCGGCCATCCATTCGCGGCCATGTCGTCGTTCGGCTTCGCCGACCTGGATACGCTGGCCACTCGGGCCATCAAGCAGCACCGGTTGAGGATGGAAGGCGCTGCCCGCTTCGGTGATGCCTTGCTGGCCGACACCGAGGCGGAAACGTTCTGCATCGATGTGCTGCGTGGCTTGGAACAAAGCGGTCCTCTGCTCGATTTTGACAAGGCGCAGGTCGCCGGCCGGTTCAACGCCCGCCCTGAGCTGCTACCACACACCCTGGCTGATTGCCTGTACGAACTGGACTACTGGGATCACCTGTACCGGATGCGCAACGCCGTCAACGGTGACGCCAGCGAAGGACCGGCCGAGGCCACAGCGCGAGATTGGTTTGTGTTCGGCCTGCTGGCGCAGATCCGGCCTCGCGACAAAGCCGAGGCGCTGACGGTGTTCCGCTACCTGGTCGCCAGCGAGCGCGACGACATGGCCGAGTCGGAGGCAATTCTTTGCAACCTGATCGGATAGTCGGGTTGTGCCAGCAGTGCAGATCAACACCAACGGGCATGTCCCACTACCGGCGCCAGCAGCGCCATCGAGAGAGCACGATGAGACTAGAACGATTCAGGAGGAGCATATGACGACCATTGCCGAGCTTGGAATACGGGTAGATAGCGGAGACGCCGCTCAGGCTGCAACCGATCTCGATAGGCTAGCGGAGGCCGGCAAGCGCAGCGAGGAGTCAGCAGGCAGAACTGGGCGAGCATGGGAGTCGGCGCTCGCCGGCATGCAAGGCGACACCCGGCAGATCGTGGTGGAACTGCAACAGCTCAACGCCAAGCAGGCTCAACTGGCGCAGCAGATGATCACCGTGGGGCATGCTGTCACCACTGCCTCAACAGCGTTCAGCGGGGCCGCGGCTAACATGACCGCCATGCGCAGCGGCGCAGAGAAGGCTGGCCAAGCCCAGACTGTGTTGTCGACTGCGAACGACGCAGCCGCACAATCGGCGCGCCGATCTGCAGAAGGCGCCGAGCAGCAACAGGCCCGTCTGCTTGGTATGGCAAAAGCCTCACTGGAGGCCAGTGAATACGTTCAGTCGCTGAACCGAGTCACCCAGCAGAGCGTCGAGGTCACTCGCCAGGCAAATACGGTGCTATCAGACCGGGCGAGCCAGCAGGCCGCCATTGCCAATAGAGCGCAGGCGATTCTAGTCAGCGAGGACAGGCTAGCGGCTGCCTCGAAGGCCACCACAGCAGCCCAGCGCGATGAGGGCAAGGCCCTGAGCGAACTGCTAGGCAAGATCAACCCAACAGTGGCTGCCCTGGGGCGCCTGGATGACATGGAGCGCAAGCTGCAGGGGTACCGGACTTCCGGCGCGCTCGATGCGGAGACTTTTGGCGAGTACAAAACGAAGCTGGACCAGGCCCGCACTGCATTGGGTGGCGTAGATGTTGCGCTGGGCAAGACAGGGGTGAGCGCGAAACAGACCGCTGCCGCGATGCGGATGCTGCCGGCGCAATTCTCCGATGTGGTAGTCAGCCTGCAGGCTGGCCAATCGCCGTTGACCGTTTTGCTTCAGCAGGGCGCCCAGGTCAAAGACTCGTTCGGCGGTGTTGGTGCTGCTACCCGAGCAATGGGCGGCTACGTCGCTGGACTGGTGACGCCTGTCAACGCTGCTGCCGCAGCCATTGGAGTTCTAGCGGTTGCTGCCTATCAAGCTGGTAGAGAGCAGGACGCTTTTAATCAAGCGGTGATCATAACTGGGAATTACGCTGGCACGTCCGGCGCCAAGCTGACAGACCTGGCCAAGCAGATCAGCGCTACCGTGGGTACCACTGGTGCTGCCGCGTCGACGCTGGCGCAGATCGCTGGCGCGGGTGACCTCGCCAGCGAGAGCTTCAAGATCGTTGCTACCACAGCGCTCGAAATGGAGAAGGCGACAGGCCGGGCTGTGGACGAAACGCTGGCAGATTTCCGGAAGATCGCGGATGACCCGGTAAAGGCCGCTGAGATGCTGAACACGCGATATCACTGGCTGACGGCATCCACGCTCGAGCAAGTTCGCGCCCTGGTAGATCAAGGCGAGAAAACCGAGGCCGTGAGGATAGTCACAGAGCAGTTCGGCGAGACAATGACCCGTCGAGCGCAGCTCATCAGGGAGGAAATGAGCAGCCTGCCAAAGCTGTTCAATGATATCGGAGATGCCGCCGCGAAAATGTGGGATGGCATCAAGGGTGTGTGGCGAGAGCCGACGCTTGATGACACTGCTGATCGGCTACGCCTGCGGATCAGATTCATGGAAAACATCCCTGAAACGCTGTCTGAGGATGCTCGTAAGCGTGCGGGGTTCGATAAGGCAAAGCTAGACGAGTGGAAGGCCAAGCTGGCCGAAATCGAAAGCCTCTCGAAGCCTGCTACTGGTGTGATTAGCGCGCAGGGTCAGAGCGACAATGACAAGCTCAATGCGCTGCTCGATCGTGCCGCTCCGAAGGCTGAGAAACTGGCCGATCGCATGAAGGAAATCGATCGGCTCGTGGCCTCGAGCCGTAAGGAGGGATTTACCGTAACAGATGAACAGGTCGAGCAACTGCGCGCTAAAGCACGGAAAGATTTCAAGGAGACGAAAACGCCTGCAACTCCGGTCAACCTCACAGATGTGAAGGATTCACGCAACGCCTTGTCCATGATCCTTTCCGACTACCGCGGATACGAAAAGGAGCTGAGCGCAATCCAGAAGTCTGGCGTGATTTCGCAGGAGGCGGTGTACGCCCAGCGGGTGGCCTTGGCCAAGCGGCAGCGGGCCGATGTAACGGGCGCTTACATGGAGGAAATTCAAGCGCTCGAAGAGGCCAAGGGGCTAGCGTCTACCACCGGCGAGCAGCGTGTTCAGCTTGACCAGCGAATCGCAAAGGCTCGCTCTGACATGGTTCGTGCCCAGCGGGAGGCTGACTCCGAGCTAGCGGTGCTGGCCACGAACGAGCAGGGCAGGCTGGCCAAGCAGGCTCGAGCGGTACAAACATACACCGACGCGCTTGACCAGCAGGTGAGGGCGCTCCAGCTTCAAGGCCAGCGCGCCGCTGACGGCTTGGGCCTGGGAGACCGCCAGCGCGGTCTGCTGGACCAGCAGAACGGCATCACCGACCGCACCAACCAGCAGCGCCTGGATTTGGCCAACCAGTACGGCGATGGCTCGCGTGGCATGAGCCTGGATGAGTACAACCAGAAGCTGGCAGCGCTCGCGAAGACCGAGCAGGACCTGCAGCGCACCACCGTCT